AAAGCGGTGCGGAATATCGTGACCGGGAATGTATTTAATTATTACCTTGAGGAGTGGAAGGGCAATCCAAGTCTCGAAGTGATCGAATGGGAGGATGCCTGATGGCAACGACCAAGGTCGTAGACGTAATTGATCGAGCTGCAATCATATTGCAAGACGCTTCGCATGTGCGTTACCCAGAAGCGGAGCTTTTGAAATTTTTCAACGATGCTCAACGCGAGGTGGTACTGCATCGACCAGACGCAAAGATGGTGACTGCAGATCATGACTGTGTTGCTGGAAGCAAACAGGCTTTACCCGCTACGGGACTGCGGCTAATCGATGTTGTCAGAAATAAAGATGGTCGAGCAATCACACAGGTTGATCGAAAGATTCTTGATGAGACTTTGCCCAATTGGCATGAGACTGCGGCTGGCACGAACAAGATCGAGCATTACGTGTATGACCCTGCAGCTCCGAAGGTGTTCTATCTTTATCCAAAAGCGACTACAGACTTCGACATTGAAATCGTCTACAGCGAAGCGCCTACCGACATAGCGATCAGTAATTTCGCGACAGACACGCAGGTGATCAGCATTGACGATGTGTATTCGGGAGCGCTGTTAGATTTCATGTTGATGAGGGCGTACCAGAAAGACTCCGAATATGCTGGCAATGCTCAGAGAGCCCAGATGCACTACCAGTCTTTCCAGACCAGTTTGGGCATGAAGATTCAGATCGATACTGCGCTGAACCCGATGCCGAGTACGCCTGACATGAATGTCGGGAGAATGTAGTGAAGTACTCTGAGCTTGGCATTTATATCCGCCCAGAGGTCCAGGGGTGTCCTGAGTTCCTGGTCGAGAGGTCCGTTCGAGACTCGGCTATTGATTTTTGCGCTCGTACCGGTGTTTACATACCAGAGCCTGAGACGCTGACAATCATCAAAGGGGTCAATGAGTATGCAGTGTCTTTGCCAACCGGCACAGAGCTGAACCGTATCATTGACATTTATAACGACAAAACTGCTTTGCAGCCGCTTGGCTACAGCGAGCTGCTCGGGCGTCTTGGTGACGAAACTGAGCAGGGTTCGCCAAAGTACTACGCACAGAGAGACAATTCAGATTTTTACCTGGCTCCCACACCCGACGAAACCGCAACGCTGCGTGTTGTTTACAGCGTCAAACCTACCGCAACTTCCTCATCTATACCGGACACAGTCGGACGAGAAAACCGAGAGGCTCTGGTTCACGGAGCTTTGTATCGTCTACAAATGATGAGCGGACAACCGTTTTCTAATGGTGGAGCGGCTCAGATGAATAACCAGCTGTTCGAGAAAGCCGTTGGCAGAACGACTCGTCAGGTCAAATATGGATTTTCCGGTGGACGTTTACGAGTAAAACCGAGGGCATTTGTATAATGGCGTATCTGACTACCATTGACCTCGTGCAAAATGACCAGCTGCCAGAGCTGACGGTCACGCTTAAAGATTCAAATTCTGCGGCTGCGGGTCAAACACTTGATGCTGACGACCCGTCTACGTTTGCGCCGATCTCGCTTTCAGGATCGTCTGTACGCATGCGAGTACGCAAGGTTGGCACCACAACGCTACTAGACACCATCGTAGGCACGATCACATCTGCGTCCGAGGGCAAGGTCACATTCGTGTTTGGCTCGACAACTCTTGAAACAACGGGCGTTCTCGAAGGCGAAATCGAAATCACAGATTCTGCGAGCCGCACACAAACAGTTGTTGACCTGATTAAGTTCAAAGTTCGCTCTCAATTCGGCTAAATCATGCCCGTTCATGCTGAGATCGTTTACAGAAAAATTAGTGTCTCAGCGAGCTATCGCCAGATTCACGCGACGGCAAGCATGCCTGTTGCGTCTGTTGTCATTCATCAAACAGAACCAGTCACCGAGATTTCTTTCCAGCGCCCGTTTAGTGAGATTGGGTATCGGTTACTTACGCCACAGTTAACCTGGCGACAGCTGTTTGCAACGAATATAGTTCTTAATCCAGAGCGAACGATCTACACGTTTGCTGATACTTTCTCCCTCTCCGAAACAGTCTCGCTCAACCCAAATCTTGGTCAGTTCGATTCTTTCGGTTTTTCCGATCAGATCGATTCATTTGCATTTATCCTGGGCAAATCTGACCCCGTCTCGTTTTCAGAACATGTCGTTCGAGAATTTGGACGCCCTACCCTCGATACCGTTACGTTCGCAGACAGTTCTGCGTTCAGTATCAATGCAGGACGTTCTGACGAGGTTGCCTTCAGTGATTCAATTGAAACGCTAAAGACGTTCCAACGATCATTTGCAGATTCATTTCCGTTTGCTGACCCACTGTCCTGGTCACTGTCAGATGTCAGCGACGATACCTTTTCGTTTTCAGAGCAAACGTCGAGAGTCACTGCAAGAGTCAATACTGACAGTTTTGCCTTTAGCGATACGGTCGTTAGAGCGTTCGAAAAGATACCGTCTGAGACGATCTCTCTGAGTGAGTCTGCGCTCGTTGTCGATGTCGGAGATATCAATTTTGTGTTGTCAGGGGAGAACTGGGTCATATCTGCACCCTTCTCTGACGCATCATCGCTCACTGAATCGTCAACATTTGCTATCTCTCAAGCATTGTCAGACGCATTTACGCTAGATGACTTCGCACAGGTCGATAAAAATTATTCAGGCGTCAAAACTAATGTTTATGCCCTCAGTGAAGTCCTGAGTTTCGGATTCCAAAAGGGCATTCAAGATTCTATAATTCAAAGTGATTCAGTCGCAAAATCGCTGGCATACGGCGGTTTTACGCACGATTTTTCGTTTGCTGACTCAGCAACGATCTCCACAGGGAAAGTTCCATCTGACACCTTGAGCATGGCTGAGACTTTGTCGATGGCTCAGTTCTCCGGATCCGGAGTTCTGAACCAAGGTATGGTCGGGCTAATGCTCTTAAATGCGGATTAGGAGTATTTCCCTTGATTAGTGACAACTTGCAGATGAGAGGTCGGCTGACGATTGTTGTCACCGCCCCGGATGGTTCGGTCAAAGACGACCAAACAGTTGAGAACCTGGTCGTAACGACTGGTAAAAATTACGTTGCCTCGCGCATGGCTGGCACCTCTGCCAACGTCATGTCCCACATGGCAATAGGCACGGGCTCGACTGCGGCTGCTGCAGCGGATACCACGCTGGGCACCGAGAGCGCTCGTGTCAGCCTGACCAGCACCACGAACAACAATAATGATGTGGTGTACGTGGCGACGTTCCCTGCGAATACGCCAGCTTCGGCTGCTGCGATCACCGAGGCGGGACTGTTTAACGCTTCGAGCGGCGGCACCATGCTGTGTCGTACCGTGTTCGCACAGGTGAATAAGCAAACTGCGGATGCGTTGACGATTACCTGGACTGTCACCGCAAGCTAGGAAGCGAAATGGGCATCAAATTTTCGAACCTAGCTAGCACTACGTTAGCCAGTAGCGTTACGTCTTCTGCGACCTCGATCACTGTCGCAGACGGATCAGTGTTCCCGACGCTAGGCGCGGGAGACTATTTCTATGCCACGATTGATGCTCCGCCGTCTCTTACTGAGATTGTAAAGGTCACAGCGAGAAGCGGTAATACGCTGACAGTTGTTCGAGCTCAGGACAATACGACGGCGACTACCCATGCGTCAGGCGATGAGATTGCACTGCGCGTAGTCTCTGCTGTTCTCGAAGATATCGCGTCTGCTGCCGCGACAGAATCAGTTTCCATTTCCGGTGACACCATGACCGGTGCCCTAACAGTTGGGGGTAACCTCGATGTTAATGGCTCGTCTGGCATTTATCAGCGTCATTCGTCGGGCGGATCTATTGTTCTTGATGATACAGACACTGCTGATGCATCGACGCCAATGGTGTTCATGCGAAACACTGCGGGTGCGCTTTCATTTGGTCGCGCTAATCGCAATTCCTCTACAGGGTTGACGACTGGATCCACTGATTCCATGACGATTGATAGCAGCGGCAATGTCACCCTTACAGGTTCTATTAAGCTTCCCGACAATAAGTATCTTAGGCTGGGAGACGCAAATGATCTGATTATTTATCACAACGGTACTGGCAGCTATATCCAGTCGCAATTACAAGATGCGGATATTTTCATCAGAGGTAACGATGGTGGCACTAACTTCAACGCTCTTAGTTTTGATATGTCAGCTGCCGGTGCGGCTACGTTCAATGCAAACGTCAAGGTTAATAAGCAGCTGTTGGGTGGGTTTGGTTCTGTTACGACCAGCGGCACTCTCGACTGGAATCACGTTACGAATGCCCGTTCTGGCATGGGTTACTCGCTGTTGCAAGGTGGTGACACGAACGGTCCTGAACTTGGAGACGGTCTTGCTACTTCCGGTGGTGGTGCTTACTACCACATCACTAACTGGGAGTACTCTTCCACTGATGGCGGCGGTAATCTAACGCAGGTTGCCATTCCTTATCACTTCGATGGAGGATCTGGTAAGTCTGCACTCAGTATGCGTTCCAGATATAGCGGAACTTGGACAGGTTGGTATAGATACCTTCGCCTAGATGTAGATGCCGGAACTGCCACAATCGATGGTGCAGTGACTGCAGACAATTATCTGACAAGCGGATATCTAGCGTTAAGCGCACCTTCTACCGCAAACAATTATGCGCTAGTCGATATCAACGACAGCACATTTGATTTTCAACTTCGCCAGTACAACGGATCGTCCTGGGTAACTTCGCTGACGATTGACCAGGTCGACCAGTTCGCCACATTTAGCGCGGGTGCTTCATTCGCTGGCTCTGTAGACACTGACGGATTAAGTGTCAGTCATCAAACTGACAATGGCATTAACTTCGTCGCCAACGATACAACAGGAAATTCAAACTTTTCTAATGTACGAATCGACTACAACGTGAGCGGTTCTGACACGTTGACTGGTGATAGAGCCCATATCGGATTGGAGTTCGATGTTGACTCGTCAGCCAGTGGCGGTAATACAAGCGAAGAGCATCGACTATACAGCATTTATAGTCATACACGAGCAACTGGTGATAGCGATTTAATTTACGGTGCTTACTTTAATGCTGAAGCACAACACAGCTCAGGACAAGTAAGCGGTCTTTATGGAGTGTATGGGCGAGCCGAGGGCGATTCTAACGGCGGAACGATTAATGGTTCTTATGGAGTGATTGGAGCTTCCATCGTAGGAAATAATTCTGGAACACATAGCAACGCTTACGGCGTATACGGTAAAACTACTGTCACTGCTGCAAATGCTGATACGACTGTAGGAAATCTTCACGGCGGTTATTTCGAAGTAGAGATTGATCCGCCAGGAGCAGCGAACGTCGATGTCGCTGCAATCTATGGCGTTCGGTCAGAGATTGACAATGACGGTGCCACGGATGGATCGAATCCGAGTTATGACCTGTCGAACACGCCGAGTTATCTCTTTTATGGTAACTACGCTGGGACGCTGCCCGGTAATGCCTATGGGTTATATATTCTTGACGATGTGACAAATTATCTTAGAGGCTCATTGGGAATAGGTACGACCAATCCAACACGTACCCTAATGATTAGTAGTGACGATGATTTAACGGCTTTTACAGGTACATCATATGGCGCGATGTACATCCGAAATAGTGACTATGTATCTGGAGAATACACTGCAATAGATTTTGGATACAACGGAACCCAGAATCCGGTAGGACGTATAGCATTAAGAGTATTGTCTGGTGGTTCCACTCTATCATTTGGAACATCGAATAATTACAGCGCTGGTGTCACTAACGAAGCACTGACCATCGATGCCCTTGGGAAAATCGGCGTCAATACCTCGACGCCTGACACCATTTTCGAAATCCGAGGCGCTGATCCCATCCTCACCGTCAGGGATTCAAGCACTTCCAGCAACAACGGAAACGCGACGTTGCGACTTGCAGAGTCAGGAGCAAGCGACACGCTCCAAAATTATTGGGATATCAAATCTACCGCTGGACAATTTCAAATCATCGACAACTGGGATGAAGGCGGTGGCACTGGCACTAGGTTGACGATAAGTGACGCTGGGCGCGTAGGAATAGGTACTGCAAGTCCCAGTCAGTTGCTACACGTCAATGGACACGCTGCAATTACAAGTGCATATTCTTTAATGTTTGGAGATGGTGGGGAACGTATATCAGGCAACAACAGTAGTGAAATATTAACTTTTTTCACAGGCGCGACAGAAAGAATGCGTCTGGATCCTTCCGGCAATTTGGGACTCGGCACCGGGGGCGCGATTTCTTTAACTACTCCTGACATTGCTTTCGTAATAGGAAGCTCCTCACACACTAATCCGACTATTCAGATTCGCTCATCAGCTAGTGGAACTGGCAGGTTGTGGTTTGGTGACAATAGTGGCGGTTCTAGTGGTCGGTATGACGGTTACATTCAATACAGTCAAACAGATCAATATATGCAGTTTGGAGCTGCTGCCGGTGAGCGAATGCGCCTTCGGGGAACCGGAAGTCTCCTCTTAGGAACGACTACTCAGTATTACGGCAGCACAGACCTAAATGTCGGCAACACTTCAGATGCAACCAACGGTCTTCAAATTACAACATCAACGTCCGGTAACGGCTACGTTATGTTTGGTGATGGAACGAGCAGTAACGCTTATCGAGGCTATGTTCATTATAACCATCCTGGTGACTATCTACGCCTTAGAGCTGCTGGTAGTGAGAGATTAAGATGCGATAGTGGCGGCGTTAATGTCTACGGCGATCTAGTTGTTGACAGTGAGCTTTACTTTAATACGTCACTTCGTGTTGGTCTTGAGCTGACAGGAACAGCAACTGCGACAGTCGGTCCTGGCTGGATGACTGTAGCAACCAATACGAGCGGTCGTCGGCATGGTGAGATTCTTGTGACCGATGCAGATAGTGGTGACCATGCGCTCATTCGCATCGACTGGATACGATCATATGCAGACTCAAACTTTACAGTTCTAAATTGTGGAGGGCATAGCAACCGCATAACAGGCGCTCGCGTCATTAGTGAGGACAGCAATAACACCTACGGCACCAAGCTTCTACAGGTGTATGTCAGTACTTCTAGTACCTATGACGTGGCGTTATTTCACCATCACGGAGGCGCTGACTATACACAGCACTCTGCTATTACTCCCGTAATCGAAGATACAAAAAGTGGGTATTCTGTACACGGAGCACAGATTGAAGAGCTCGATGATTATAGCCTTGCAAGCGAAGAAGGTATCCAAGCGCCTCAACTGCGAACGGGGGCGATCTACGCGAATACCACTGTAAGTAATGACATTGTCATAGAGCCCGGAGGCTCAAATGGCTCCGTCGACTTGAGGTACGCGGGTAGTAACACAAGACTAAAAACGGAAAGTTCCGGAGTAACAGTCACCGGAGACGTGCTAGGCGTCTCTAACATGTATATTGGCGGCTATTTATTCCACAACGGCGACACCAATACTTATCTTCGATTTATAGCAGCCGACGATATGCAACTTGTCGCTGGCGGCAGACAGATGCTTCGTATGGATGAAGGTGCAAACCCCGACATCCTGGCATTCGTTGTCAGCACCACCTACACCGATAGTAGCGGCAATATAGTTGCCTCTGGAAATATCACCGCTTATGCATCGGATGAGCGTTTAAAGACAAACATTCGACCGATTGAAAATGCCATAGACAAAATTAAGGCTATTCGCGGAGTCCATTATGACTGGATTGATGACGTAGAAGATGTCGGGTTCACTCCAGACCGCAAGCTCGATAATGTCGGTGTGATTGCTCAAGAAATAGAAGAAGTACTGCCTCAAGTTGTAAAGCCAGCACCTTTTGATAGAGAAAGGTCTAAAGAAACGAACTGGGAGTTCGTCAGTAAGTCCGGTGAGGATTATAAAACTGTTGACTACGACAAGATTACAGCTTTGCTGATTCAAGGAATGAAAGAACAGCAAGAACTAATAGAGGCTTTAGAGGCTAAAATTAAAAACCTGGAGGAAGAGTTACTATGAGCTTCCACGCACTGCAATCATCAGGAGCAATTAGCCTTGATGATATTCACGTAGAAGCAGGAGGAACTTCTGGGACTTCGTGCGCCATAAACGACTCAGACATTCGTAATTTGATTGACAAAAATTCGGGCGCAACCATGTCTTTCAGCGATTTCTATGGTGCCACTTCTGATTGGGTGATCAGCATACAAACGGGAAGCATAGTTTATAAAGGCGTGTATCTATCTACAGTACCCCCTTCAGGCTGGACATCACAATCGTATTTACACAGTGGCTCTATCAGCGATGACACTTTTGACCCGTGGGCGACACAAGGAATTGCTTCAAGCTCATCAGTGTCAACGCCAGCAATCATAAGGGGCTTATATACCGCTAACAATAACTACGAAACCTTCCTTCAAATTTGGGCTGTAAGCGCACCCAGCAACTCAGGGTGGAATAACATTCTTGCGGAAGGGGTAGGAAATGACACACATAGCAAGATGTTATCGAGGGTAACCGCCAGTACGACATATAACTCCAGCCAAGATTACTTTCAGTATAGGTGGGGTGATGGAATGGTGCCCCAAGTTTTATTTCCATCGCACTCGACACTTTATGATGTCCACGTCTTCACCTAGAGGACAAAAAAATGGCAAACACTTGGAAAATATTAGATATGGATCGACTTGCTACGTCAGACGGCAACGCTGATGTGGTGACAAATGTATTTTGGTACGTATCGGATTCAGATAGTAGTGGTAATTATGGTTACTGCTGGGGCAACACTCAACTTAGTTCAGATCCTAAGAGTTTCACTAACTATGCAGACTTAACCGAAGCACAGGTAGTTCAGTGGGTAAAAGATAAGTTAGCTGCAAGTGTGCCAGTTATTAATGGTCCTAATGAGTTGACGATAGTAGAAACCTGTGTGAACGACGGTATTAGTGCCGGAAAGTTCACATTAAGACATCAAGGCAAGCCTTGGCAGGAAGCTAGCTGATGAATATTTTAGGTCAGCTCGTCGGTCCTGTAACTGGTCTACTCGACCAGTTTATCGAGGACAAGGATCAGAAAGCCAAGCTCGCGCATGAAATTGCAACGATGTCGTCGAAGCATCTCCAGCAAATTCAACTCGAGCAAATAGAGGTGCTGAAAGCAGACGCGAAAGGCACTTGGTTCCAATCGAGTTGGAGACCCTTGGCTGGTTATGTTTGTGTTCTGGGTTTGGCAATTAATTTTTTGGTCGCTCCAGTTGCTGCCGGATTCGGTGTGACGATCCCTCAAGCTGACGCTGGCGTGATGATGCCCTTGCTGCTGGGAATGTTGGGTTTATCTGGCGGTAGGTCTTTTGAGCGCATCAAAGGGGTAGACAAAAAGTGACCGGTTTTAAGCTAGAAACATTTGGCGGCAAAGCACCCCGAGTCTCTGCACGGCTGCTTCCTAGCGACATGGCACAAGAAGCCATCAATACGCGGCTCGATAGTGGAAGACTAGCGCCCTGGGCAGCTAATTCCAGCGCATCAATCACCCCGGTTGCCAGCTATTCCATTACCGGCAACACCAAAACCCTGTTCAAGTACTCTGATTC